GTAGTTAACGCGGCCGACACTCGGTCCGCTATACTTCTCTCCATAATCGAGCCATGAAGTGGGGAAATCGATGTAACTGAAGTCGAGAGGCTTGAGCACTTCCAACTCGTCGTACTGTGATTCCATACGACACTGTTGCTCAATATTAAGACCAAACTTCCTCTCCATCAAATTACGGGTGTTGATAGGAACAGGGCGAATGAGGGGTGCTACACCGAACTTATCGACATACTGAACTGCGTCATCGAGCTGCCCCCGTTCCCATTTTCCCAGCTGCTGTCGAACACAAGTCGTGTCGATGCCTTCAGTCATACGCAGTCCATACAAAGCCATAGACTGGATGACCGGCGCCCCGGGGTATTGATGCAAGTAGCTGAGTGACTTGCACCTCAACAGGGCCAATTGTTTGGATTTTCTGGAGCGTGAATAGCGTGCGAAAGTCCACGCAAAGTTACACACGACCTCCAAGGGGTCCGCGATATTGACCAAGTCGTCTGGATCGAAGACAAGACCGCAGAACCCTGCTTCAGATACGGAGTCAAAATACTCTAGCTTAACTATAAGTCCGAGCATAGCGTAATCCGCACTGGATGGGCGCCTATTTGTGCTGATGAAGGTGATTAAGGCGTCATCACCCTCCACCACAATATCAATGTCGATACTGTAAAGGACCTCAAACATAAACAAATGAATCATCAAGTTAGTAAATCCATTGCCTAAGGAGGTACACATCTCACCAGATTGACGAACCGCATCCATAACAATCGTCCACAACATGAGGCGAGTCGAGTTTTGTCCGGCCATGGCGTTAGACAACCATGCCAATAACGCCATGCGGATAATTTTGGGCCAAAGCTTAATCACGTGCATGTAGGCTTCGACCTCTGCCCACATCAGCTCTCTTATAAACAGAGCTTCGTATGTGGTATAATCGGACTCAGCAATGTCCCGTCCGAATGGGCGCAAATTCTTCATAATATAAGCGGGTCGGTCTTTAATGGGTACAAACTTGATGAATGGACTGTACCCCCGACGTTTGTGATGCATAATACGATCAGAAATCTTCTGAAAGATTGGGCCTAACAAAACCTTGGCCTGATCACAACGCGAATTTATGATGCGCGCATGTTTGTAGCTGCAATAGGACTCCTCCTTAACGAATGATTTGACCTTCCTGGCGTCCACCAGTTTATAACTTGCAGGTAAGGAATTATATACATCCCGCAAGCGGTCTTGTTCAGTTGTTGTATAGGTACCTCGGGCTAGCCATTCTTCGAGGTCCTCAGGAGAGACAGGGAGATTATTTACAGGGGAGGTAGCCGTCGTCGCTCTCAACGGCTTAATATATTTTACAAGGTAACGGCGGACAAAGCGACGGAACCGCCGATACGTCGCCCGATTCAGGGGGGGCGTAGGTGCGCCAGACCTCTTAATTGCGCCGTGCGCTGCTGTGCGAGGGTCACGGAAGTCTGGGCGATGAAGAGCAACAGGCATACCATTCGATATGACGTGGCAGCCAATGGATACCGATAGCGGAGCACGAGTAGCGTCACCAGAGGGCTTGCAATAACGCCACTTAATGCCAAAACCCTCCTTTGGTGGAGCAAGCTCTGGGAGCTTGACTTCGTTACTCCTGTAGCCGTATAGGTACGTGTTGTCGGTAACTCCACGTAACGGCTTTTGTGAAAATCCGCGAGCGACTGAACGCGATGTGTTTCAGCGTGCGACGCTGCGATACATTTCGCC